AGCGGCTTCATGCTTTGGATTGGTTCGATCAAATGGTTGACCATCGTACTCTTGGTAAATGTCATCCTTTTTACCTGAAAGCACTTTCCGATAATGATCAGCCACTTCCCTCTTCCCCGCAAAGTAAAGCCCATGCCCATAGGCTTGCGCACCCTCGCCAGTACCGATGGCCGATGTTCTGAATCTGCCCAAGGGTGCGCCTGGCTCCGCTGAAAAGGTGTGCGGTGTGCCGTGGTAGGCGGGGATGAAGAGCTTATCATCGAAGGGCGAGTAATTGTTTTTGATATTAAAGTAATCAAATGCGATCCCGCTCTTGCCGGTTGGGGCAATACCCGCCAATGCGTCAACATCGTAGGATCGATATGCGTGTTGGAGTTTCTTATCCTCTAAGAGTTGGCGTAACCTAGCATTACGAATCTGTGGTGCAGATTGTTCCATCCCAAATACTGCTGTTATTAATTCATTCTCAAAGTTACCTTCGGGGTTAATTCTGCCCTCGGGGTCATCCATTGCCTGTCTTGCAACTTCTCGGGCTTGTTCGATTAAATCATCGGGTTTATCGGTAAATTTTTCTTTTACCAATACCTCAACATTATTACGAAGGTATGCTTCATCGATTGCATCCATTTTTAAAGATGCGGCTGACTTTGGTCCTTTTGCTAATATTCCTGTGACCTTAAATCTTACTGGCGATACCACTCTAGCCCGTAGTTCATTATCTGAATATTTACTCGGTTTACCCGAGCGGTATAAAAAGTTTAGCTGGATGCGGTCTCTTATAGATTCAGTAATGTCATTTATTAGAACATTAATCGTCCCCCTTGGATCGTTTCGGGTAAAAACATTTCTAAGCTCGGAAGATAGTTCTTTCCCGACAATTGATTGAGGTTTACCATTTCGTGGATTCCTTTCCGAGGACATTGGTCCTTCAGGTTGCTCGTCCAATCTATTTAATATTTGAGATAATTTTTCTCTTATCTTCCTATTATTTATCCGAAATGCCCCAGCATCTTTTAAGGATATTCCTTGAGCGCCGAACATTCTTTCCACCGCCTGGTCCGCCGATTCGCCCTTACGCACCTTAATCGCCACTCCCTTCTCAGCAAGATCAACCTTATCCACAATCGACTTTTCTCTCTGCTTAATATAATTCTTATATAAGTTACGGACTTGTTTATTGCGTTTAAGGATGGGAGATATTGAAATGTCTAGCGGGTTACCGGTGTATGGGTCAACTGCACCAAACATGGTAAGCACCTTGCGAGATCCATCTAAAAGTTTTTGCCTAAGAGATGGTTCGATAGTGTTAAAGATATTGGGATTATCGACCATCATCATGGCGAACTGCTCGGCTCCAATCTCTTGGGCGAGTTTATTGGCATCCATACCTACGCTGATTGACTGGTCACCGCTTTGGATAGAATCGTAACCATCTGAAATCTTTTTGGCATCTGCATTTAATTGAATCGAATCAATTGGTGAACCGGCAGAATCGGTTGTAAATGCAAACTCAAATGATTCCTCTCCTGGCTTTGCCTCGTACTGCTCCAAAATCTTTCGGGCAAATAGTGGATCGTCCTTTATGCCTTGAGTAATAAAATGGTGGCCGAGTTCATGGGTAAGGATATCCATTGCCTCTTTCGAGCTTCTGCCAGCATTACCATCCTGATTAACATAAATAGTATTATCGCCCATATCGTAATGAGCATTGGGTGCTTGGCGAAGGTTTGGATCTTCTTGACGAAGAAATCCTAAATAAGTCTGTTTATCTAAGAATGCTAATTTAGGCGCACGAATCCCCGCCTCTTCGACTGTGGCAAATGCCAATCGTGCTTCGGGGGATAGTTTTCTAAATTCTTTAATCTGATCATCTGCCAGCTTGGCATTAAGAAAGTTTATACTCGATTGATCCCTAGCCGCCTGACTCTTTCCGCCCTTCATACCAGGTTGGCCGAATGGTAGTGAGCCGCCCATTAGCGTACCCGAACCAACTGCCGCGCCAACGCCTTCCGCACCTTCTCCCGATGCGTATGCTAATGCCCCGTTTAATACTCCTACAGATGCACCATTGACGAGTGAATTAAATGCTAGGTCGGTTAGCTTGGTAGCACCGCCAGCATGAGCCATAAGGGCGAGCTTACGGAGTCTTGGAGAATCCGCAGTAGTGGCTAATCGTTGAAGAAATCTTTTTTGTCCGCCTTTTGATGATAGAGCAGATAAAGTTCTTTCTACTCCCCTACCCGTCTTATTGGCTAAAAATCCTAATATCTCGGCAGATGTTAATATACCGAGTCCTGGGACCATGCCTTGAGTTGCGGCTCCGATCTGTGCAGTTGCCGCTACAGCACCGGCAGTTTTCGGGTCAAGTTTAGGTATAAGTTTAGTGGCTAAATTTCTTGGGAGTGCGGCAACTTTTGAAACTGCTTCTCCAGTCCTTCCCACTCCGCCGGCAATCTTTGAACCAACAAGGGCTGATCCTTTAATCGCTTTCCTCGTCCCCGATGCGGCAAGTTTAGCTGGTATCGATGCAACCTCGGATGCCTTGTCTAATCCCTTGGCTACCTTCTCCGCACCTCGGCTTGTCTTCGCCATCGCTTTAGATAACTGCACAAGCCTAGGAGACCGAGCGGCGAATGCTCCCGCCTTTGCCCCTGTTGCAACTGCCTTTGCCCCAAGAGATCCGCCTTTAGCGATTAATCCCGCACCAGGTACAAGTAAAGTCGGATCGACAAAGTTTGCTCCGAAGCTAACGAAGTCCCTACCCTCTTCATCGTAGGTTTCGAGCATGGCTGGACGGACTTCTTGATTATAAAGAAAGTTATCCTTGTATCTTTGATACTCCCTTTGCATCTCGTTTTCATCCGAGTAAAAATTATCCATCGCCGCACCGCCTAAAGTTTTAGCGAATCTTCCGAAATCATTTATTCCGACCTGGAATACTCCGCCCACTTCGCTAGTCCCAACATCACCGGCAAAGAGTTCGCTTATTGCTTTCTTTCCTTCCGATGCTAATGCACCCGCACCGGTCATAAAGGATTCTGTGAAAGCGGCGGTCTTATCACCCAATGATCGACTATCCTCGACCTTCCGTCTTTCAACATATTCACCAAATGACTCGGGGGTGGATGCCAACTCCTCGTCTAATGCTCGAAGTTCTTGGACTTTCTGTTCATAAGTCAATGGCATACCGTCATCCTCGGGAAGTCCGAGTTGAGCATTAAGAGATTGTAACTCGGCTAATTGTTCCGCTTGGGTTGCCATATTAAAGCCTATTATTGAGAACCATAGTTCGGGACATTTGGATTATCCAAAGTCTGTTGCATCATAGTCCTTTGCTCCAATTGTTTCCTTTTAGCTTGGATTGCATTGTCTAAATCTGCTGGGTCTATAGTATTGGCAGACTGTTGAGGTGAATTACCACCTTTTCTAGGGTCAAGTACATTATGGTTACCTTGCCCGTGAATTACATTATTATATGTATAGTTTAGAAGATTTAAATTATAAGTTAATTCTGCATCATCTAAGCTCTGCTCTAAACTGCCGAAAACCGATTGAAGCCCTTGCAATTCTTTATCTGATACATTCCCTAAAGCCCCGCCAGTTGGAGATGCTTCACGCATAGCTTGCAAATAATCAAATCCGATATTTGCTTTTATTGAGGCTAATCTTTCTTTTAGTGATTTTGCATCAGTCCCGGGAATATTACTTAAATAAGAACCCATCCCCGTTGTAGTCCTAGGGCTTTCCTTAATGATATCTAAAGCTCTAAATATATTGTCCTCAACAATAGTTGGTCCCGCTTTATAATCCGTCTTTGGTGTTTCTAAATCAGATAGTTCAAACTCTGTTTTACGATTAGCTAAATTAATTTTCTTCAATTCCGCCTCTTGCATCGGAGTCATCGGTTTTGGCCCCGCCTTCTGCTCGGCCATTGCTTGCTGTTGGATTCGATTTAATGCTAAGTCTGCCGCCTCTGGTGATATTTGGTTATTATCTACCATATCAATGATACGGCCAGCTTGGCCTTGGAAAGATTCGGGCAACTGCTGTTCTATTGGGGCTTTACTGACATTAAACATTTCAAAGTTTGGCTTGTCTGTAGCGAAGGATGCCATAAGCGGTGGCCTTGCTCCCATTGGCTCGGATAATTCCTTTGCTTCAAATTCAGGTGTACCGGGTATTTGATCGGGGCTAAACTGTTCTAGTAAATTTGAAAACTCAGGAGTTTCAGTTTGAGGTCTAGTCCGCATAAACTGATTGGCCTCTCTCGTAATTTGATTCGCCTCCTCCAATTCAGCTTTTGCCTCGTTTTTCTCTTTTATTCGATTTGCCTCAAATGCCTCCTTTTGTGCATTGTTGGCTCCACTTATAGCCGCAGCCGCAGCAGTTCTCATTTTTTCAATTGCCATTCGCTGATCGGCTTCCTGTTTCCTTGCGTGTTCCTTTTGCAGAAATGGATTTTTTGAGATCGCTTTAGCAGACTCAGGACTTGCCCCCTGACGGATTAACTCCTCTTCTATTTCCTTCGCCCGTTCCTTCTTTTCTTTGCCGATAAAGTAACCCTCGGCGACTTGGCCAAGTGCGTTACCAAATGCCTGGTTTGCTTTAGCCTGTGCCTGACCCGCTAAAAGAATGGGCGAGGAATCTACCCTCATTAAGCCCGCCTGAACTGTATCTCCGATTGCCATAATATTAGCTTTTATTAAATTTACCACCTTTAGAGAACCCGCCTTGTAGCATCCCTCCGCCTAGTGAGCCTAATGCACCCATTAATCCACTAGCCGCTCCAGCCGCCGCCTGTTCTTTAGCGGCATAGGTATTCGCCAAGTAATTCGCACGGTTCGCATATTCTTGCATCCCGATATTAACTCCAGCATCGGGATTAATCCGTGTTACCGATTCCTGTGGCATTCCGAACATAGCCGCTCTTTGATTAAAACCTTGCTGGGCGAAGTTCTGCCCGCCTCGGAGCATCGCCAATGGATCGACTGATGTCTGCCTGTTTTGATTCGATGCATACCCACCAAACTTCATAGCATCGTCTCGATTTTTGCCTATAATGTCTCTTAAATAATCTTCTCGGCTCATCGCCTCAGCGGCAATGCCCGCATTATCCATCCCTCTGCCCCGTGCGACTAATCCTTCACGAGCGGACTGAGTTGCTCGCCTTCTCATTTCGGGCGATAGATCAGTCATTTGTGCCTCATTGAATGCCTGTTCCGCAAGCTGATTAGCCTGTTGGGTACGAGCTTGCATAAGGGGGTCGGATGCCCGATAAGCCTGGTTCATGTCCGCACCGAAGCGGTTCATCATACTGATATCCGATCCAGCCTGTCTTTCAGCTAGTCTAGCCCCAAAGTCCTGTCCCCGGAGGGCAGATGTCTCAGCCAAACTTGCCAATGGATCAGCCGCCCGCTGGGCGAGGCTCATTTGTAAATCCTGATACTGTGGATCGTACTGCTGGCGGACTCGTATGAGTTGGTCTTGAAGTCCTGAGTCTGCCATTGCTCCGACATAATCGCTTGCTGATTTCCCGACATTAAATTCGGGTAAGGCTGGAGCATCTTTCCCACCGCCAAATAATTTATTAATAAAGAAAGAAGGTACGCCCGAAGAGTTTACTGGCTCACCCGCTCCACCCGCTTCTTTGAGCATTTCAGCTTCGCCCGTATTTATGTATGCGAGTGACTCGCCTTGAGGGGCGGCTGAGTTGAGTAAAGCGGCGGCCTGTTTTAAAGGATCATCGGGTGAGAATGATGGTATGCCTTCCGGTGTCATTTGTGGATTTGATGCCCCCGAACGCTTGAGGATTTCTTCCTCTGTCGGATTTATATACGCTAGTTTTTCACCCTCCGGTCCTTCAGGCATAAGGGTTGGGTTTGATGCCGCCAAATAAACATCGGGGTCCATGCCTTGTAAGTACCCATCGCTTAAATAATATTTTTCCGAGGCTGTTAATGTTGGCTTCGTATTACTCAACTGGTCGAGATTTGGTTCCGGCTTGCGGTTAAATAATTTATCTAAAATATCCATATCGAATCTAGGTTTTGATGATGTAATTTAAAATGATAGTTGGCTGGACATTGTTGTGTGCAGTAGTTGAATAACTACTAGTTGACGAATTACTGCCACTCTCTCCCGCTGTTCCACCCGTCACTTTCGTATAACTTTCGTGAACAGTGTCATCGGGAGTACCACCACCAAAATTCCCTGCTAGTGTCGTGTTTGGACCAGGTGAACTATGGTAATAGGGAACGGATGAAGTTATAGGACCATGAACAGCTAAGTGTCGGTGGGCGGGCATTTCAGCCTGACTCAAACCGTGCGTTTCAGCACCGCCTGAACCACCTAAAACATCTCCATCGACTCCGCCAGTTAAACCCGTTAATCGATCAGCAGAAGAACCTCCCATATCATCCTGTCCAGCAATTACTCGCCCTCGAAGATCAGGGATGTTGAAAGTCAATGAACCATCGCCCGATCCGTAGGTCGTACCTACTAAAGCAAACAGAGCTGAATAAGTTGTCCTTGAAATCGCCGCACCATCGCAAAGTAGGTATCCAGTCGGTGCAGATGAACCAGCATATGGCATGAGCGACCCGCTCGGCATAAGCGCACTAATGGCGGATGAATTTAGTTTGGCTGAGGTTACCGCTCCGTCCTGAATCTTGTCAGTAATAACTGCATCCGTATTAAGCTGAGTTGCTGTAATTCCGGCATCCTTAACTTTTAATTTACTCGATCCAACAGTAAGGGTCGAATTATCAGTCGTATCTGCCGCCGAGGTAAAAGTCGCTTGTCCGATTATGTCGTTTAATTTTTGAGCGGTTACCTGGTCACCACTGCTAAAACTTTGTCCTGTGCTTAATACTGCCATAATTTTTCTCCTATGAAATAGATGTCGTGCTTCTGTCTGTTACTCGGGCATCTATCTTAACTGCCCTTAAAAATGGTCTGCCCGCTGTGGGCTTAAAGTCTGTTTGTATTCCGAATCCTCTTTTTCTTACTCCGAGTCGGATGGAGGAATCTTCGCTTGCCGGTAATGTCGAACCTAGTAAAGTGGATATGGATGTGGCCGAGGTTGTGGAGTCGGGATCTTCCGTTATAAAACTGATATCACCATCGGATAACCCCTCGTCTGAGCTTTTAATATGTAGCTCGGATCGGGCGAACATTTTCCTGTCTGCAATATCCGCATCATATTGCCGAGTGGTGCATTGCGATACCACATCGATAGTTTCAGGAACTGCCTGACCGGCAGTCAGCGAAACCACATCCCCGCCCTCCGCTCCATCGACTTTGTGAATGCCCCCCTCTTCGGTTGTAAGGTAAAGTGCATTCTGTGAGCCTTCCCGTGCCACGATTAATTCACGAATTGCAAACTCGGTGGAGTTTACGGTGTCGATGCTCTCAAAGCCTCCATTTATAAGCGAATAAACAATTATGGTATTAAGTTTGGTAGCATTGCCAGCACCTGGCACGGTATCTAATGGGACTGCCATCCACAGCCTATTGTCGAAGTAAACTGCACAGCTTATATGTACATAGTCTTGATTTATCTGGTCGATGAATGGTTGGATGGTTTCGGAAATTGGTGTGCCTGTTCCTCTTAAATTATATTCGTCTAAGAATTGAACTGCATAAATCCCTTGGTCGGATAAAAA